GAATTTCTCTTGACAATTAAAATTGCAGGTTAATAATAGGGTTTGTCTTAGGTTTAACATGAAGGCAGTTTATTTTTATGAGGGGTGTTTTGAACCTCGCCCCTCGCCAAAGTTTAAGTATAAATCAAGCAAAGAAATATGATAAACAATTTAGAAATAGACGAGATATTAACAGATTTAACCAGAAAGAAAATTGGTTGGATTATGGAAATATTAGAATTAAGTAATTCATCTCAAGATACTAAGCAGAGAGTTAAAAAAGCTGTTTGGAGTCTTAAAGAAGAAATAAAGGAAAGTATAAATCAAGAAAAGAAAGATCATGACAAATCAAAATACTAGAGATAGTTTTATCTTTTATAGATCATTTTACGAAGCTATAAAATCACTTCCAGAAAAAGAACAATTAGAAATTTATAATGCAATAGCAGAATATTCTCTTAATTTTAACGAAATGCAATTAGAAAAGAGTTTATCCAAGACTATTTTTATTTTAATTAAACCGCAATTAGATGCGAATAATAAGAGATATATAGCAGGACAAAAGGGAGCTGAACACGGAAAAAAAGGGGGTCGCCCTAAAAAACAAAAACCCCAAAATAACCCCATAGGGGATAAAAAAAATTACCCCAAAGAAACCCCTAATAAGAATGATAATGTAAATGTAGAATGTATAATGAAGAATGATAATAAAGAATGTAAATCTAAATCAGAATTACCAGATTTTATAAATCCTGAAATTTTCAAAGATTTTAAAAACATGAGAAAGAAGATGAAAAAGGAAATGACAGAAAGAGCGGAAAAGATGATAATTAAAAAACTTAAAGGATTTGAAGAGTTAACATCAGGTGATGCAAATATAGCACTTGAGCAATCTATATTAAAAAACTATACAGATGTTTATGAACCTAAAGCCAGTACCACAAAAACCACTGGAATAGACTTTAAAAAACTTAACTTATCAAACAGAGAGCAACACACAGCGGATTTAATCAATAAAATGATAAATGCTACATTGATTAATAGAATAAGTATTAAAAACTCAAATTTGGCTTGTTTTCACACAACGAAAGAAAATAAAGAAAAACTTAATAATTTGCCAGAAGATCAGAAACAAGAAATTAGAAAAATTGTAAAAGATAATTTTGGAATTAAAGAAATTGAATATATTTATTAACCTTAAATTAAAATAATTATGACTATATTTACAAAAATTCAGTATCGCAGAAATCAATTAATAAGAAAAGGTTTAAACCCCAATTCTTTAGTTTTAATAACTAATCGAAGAACAATGTATCATATTCTATATGATGCTGGAGTAGATAAAAAATTACTTAAAGACTCTAAAAATACTCAACAATTTTATGGGATGAAAGTTATTATTATAAAAAGTGACAATTTCCAACACAACCTTGATTTACATTTTGAAATATATGAATTAATAAACCATGACTAAATACGAGAACATAGAAGCAGAGCAAGTAATAATCGGATCTGCTATAATGAATAATAGCCTACTTCTAAATATAGCTGATATTTTAGAAGAAAAGCATTTTTATTATGAAGAGCATAAGATTATCTGGAGGGAGTTTATAAGAATAGGAAAAGAAGGCGGAACTGCTGACCCTGTAACCCTAAAGGGTTGCTTAAATAATGTAGCTTTTAAGCACCTAGGGGGCAGTAAATACCTTTCAATATTAATGCAATTAGCAAGTGGAACTGCCGATATAAGAGGTTATGCAAAAACACTAATTGAGCTGTGGAAAAAAAGAGAATTAGAAGTTTTGATTGAGAATTGCAAGGAGTCATTACAAGACAAGAATTTTGATTATTTATCTTCTAAATTACAGAACGATATGCTAAAATTGGATAGTAATAATCCAGTTCAAAAGGTGCAACATATATCAGAGGTAATTACTGATATTGAAAATGATGAAAGGAGTTTACTAGATAATGATTTTGTAACAACAGGTTTTAATAAATTAAATAATATATTAAATGGCGGTTTTTATAAGAAGCAATTAGTTGTAATTGGTGCTAGACCTTCCGTTGGTAAAACTTCCATCGCTCAACAAATGATATTAAAAGCTAGTGATTCAGGTAAGAAATGCCTGTTTATATCACTAGAAGTTGATAAAAAAAATGTATTCCTAAAATTTGTTAGTAATATGGTTAGTATTGATGGCTATAAACTACAAATCAGAAAATTTAATCAATCAGAATTAGAATCAATCAAACAAGCTAAAAAGAATCTAAGAGAATTAAATATTTATGTTAATGATTCATCATCTCTTAATGTATCACAGATTGAAAACATAATCAAAAAGCAATTAGAAATAGAGCCAGTAGATATGGTTTTTATTGATTATATCCAGATCATAAGATTTTTAAATCAAGGTAATTTTAATGAAGCTAGTGCCATAAAAGAGAACACAAGCCGATTAAAAGAAATAGCTAAAAAGTATAATGTAGGAGTTGTAGCATTAGCACAAATTAGCCGTAAAGGAGTTGAGAATAACCAAGAGCCAACAGTTAATGATTTAAAAGGCTCGGGTGGTATTGAAGAAGATGCGGATGTTGCTATATTATTACACAGGGACAAAAACCAAGAAGAGAGCGGAGGCTATTTTTCTAATAATGGAAAGTTAATAATTGCCAAAAATAGGTACGGAGCAACAGGGGTCGTCGGCTTTGAGTTTGAAGGTAAGTTTTCAAGATTTACAGAATCAGTAAATAATTTTTAACATGGAGCATATAAGCAAACCAATAAAAAAGATATTAAAGGAAATTAAAGATCAAATTAAATTAAAATAATTCTTGACTAACATAATTTAATATACTACACTAATAATGTAATCAATTAAAATTAATAAAAAAATGAACCCTTTTGAATTAATGTTTAAATACAACCAGACTGAAAAAGAATGTTTAGAGGCGGTTAAAATAAATGGATTAGCTTTGCAATTTGTTTTACATAAAACTCCTGAAATAGTATTGGAGGCGGTAAGGCAAAATCCTAAGGCTAAGCAATTTATACTCGGATCTTGCTTTGATCAAAGAGCTACAACAGATCAGAAAAAAGAATTTAACAATTTAATAAATAATTATGAAAAGAATAATTTATAAATCAGCACAATCTTTATTGTGGATTTTTTTAATATATCTAGGATTTTCAGGAATGGCAAATGGCATTAGTAAATGCGATGTAGCAACTGGCATTGAATACAAGAAATGTCTAGGAGTTTAAAAAAATTTAAATTAAAAAACTATGACTAATAAACTAATAAAAAAACACGGATCAGACAATGTCGAGCTATTAGGAAATACCTTTATAGCAGAATATATCGAAACTAACGATATTAATCCAAATGATAAACAAAAAGAATTAATGAAAAGATTATTTAACAAGTTTGTTAGGCGGAGCAAAAAGGAATCAGGAAAAGAATTTGCATTGCCAATAGAGCAAAATCTTGATTGTTTAAAGTTAGATATAGAAGATGTATTCGAATATAAGGCAGAAGGAAGAAAAAATTGACATTAAGGAACAAGGATATATAATAAAGCTATTTCAATTAATATCTAAACAAATGACAGAAGAAGCAAAGGACTTAGGAGGAAGGCCATTATTATTTGAATCAACAGAAGAATTACAAAAAAAAATAGATGAGTTTTATGATTGGATAAAAGAAAATGAAAAACCTATGACTTTAGGGCGGTTAGCAGTTTTTCTTAATTGCACCACGAACACAATAAGAAATTACCAAGAGAATCAGCAGTTTTTTAGTACCATCGAAAAAGTTAGGCAACATATACTAGCAGATAAAGAGGAAAGACTTAATGAAGGCAAGGCAACGGCAGGGATCATATTTGACCTTTGTAACAACAATAAAGACTTATACACCAACAAGGAGAGAGATGGCAACGATAAAATCATCAATGTTTACACTAATTCACCAGTTAAATAATGGACTTACTAGATAATAAAACAATCATTAAAAGAGTATCACCAACAACATTAGATGCATTATTGAAGCTAGAAGATAAGAACCTAATTATAAAAAGCTTAATTAACAAGCTATTACCCATCTTCCCATCATTAGATCTTGAAGAATACAAAAAGATTAACAAAGAAATCATTAAATTGATTGATTCCAAGCCAAAAACACAAAAAAAATAAACCCTTATCCAACAAGGGAAAAATGCCAAGTCATCACCGCGTGGCGTGTGTAAAGAAAATTATTTCATATTTTACTTGACACTTTAAAAACCATAGTTTATACTTAGTTCAGTAATTAATTAAATTTTAACTTAAATTAAAAAAACTATGAAAATTAAAAAAGTAGAAAGATATGGCGTAAAAATGACAGAAATTGAAGCTATGAAGTTAGAAAAATGGATTTCTAATAATAATTATGCAATGAATACTTTGACAGAATATGAAAGAAAAGATTTTACAAA